CATTCCAGGTATTCCTCCGACATGCGCCGCCCTCGGCGGCATACTGCTGACCGTTTCGGCTGTGGTCTGCTCGCGACGTCGTCACGCGGACGCTTGCGGGCCCGATTGAACGCCCTGCGCCGTGACCGTTCGTCAAAACTTCCGTGAGAATATAGAATTGCCGAAGATGGTACGCCGACCGTGTGCGCGAGAGTGCTGCCGGGAGCCTCTGACCATTGTAGTGACGGCTACCGTGGTTTACCCCGCTTGGGCCGCAAGACCGCCCGGGTCTCCTGATCCGTGATCCGCGCCTTGACGCAGCCGTCGATGGCCGCGGTTTCGAGTTCGCCCATCCGCAGCATTCCGGTGTTGATCGGCCTCGTTCTTGTTGTACACCTCCCGATGTACGGCTACCCGAACCGTATTGGGTTGCTCACCGCGACAACGCAATGCCCACGGAACGTCCTGAAGCGAAGGCTGCACTCACCATATTTTGGGGGGTCGTATCTTTATGACGCCCGAGCCGTCGTAGACCACCGTATAGTTCTCCAGGTAAAAGAAGCTCCCCATTCCCAGAAGATACTGTCCATAATCCTGATATTCGTTTGGCCCGTCTCGCACGGTGGTGCTGATGTTCCCCCCGCCATGAGCCGGCAGCAGGAGACGTTGGAGGGCTTCGCCCGGCTCCAGGTTGAAACGCAACATGTGGCGCACCGGTTCGTCGCCGTAGTCACACACGTTGGGCTCCCAAAGCACCACTTCGACGGCGATTGCGTTGCTGGACCTGTTTGCGACATGAACGATGACTTTCCTCGAAAGGAGGTTGCTCAACATGAAGCCGACGAACAAGGAAACTAATAGAAACAGTCCCAATGTGTACTTGGCAATACGCAGCAATGTGCTTCGTTTAATCATCGTTTTAGCGCCTGAAACGGATCGGTGATTAGACGCCGTTTCTCCAGCTCACCGGCGACGAGGTCGAAGATTTGCTCGCGGCTTGCATCTTTATTAGCCGCTCCGATCCGTCGCCCGACCCTGTTGTTGTGCAGGTCCATGTAGACTTCGGGATATGGCCCTTTAGATGACCGTTCATGGGCATCGCCCAGCCTGGCGGCGCTCTCCTCGTCGCGTTGAGCCATCAATGCGCTCCAATAAGCGTGACGGAACGCATCACGGCAATCGTTGTGAGGGTTTTTGTTGGCGACGGCATAACCATTGCCCGGCGCGCATCCGGGAACGTTCAACTCTGGCGCCGCGGCTGAGGCGGTTCGTGAATCCCGCCATGCTGCAAGGCCGTTCAATGGTCCGGCACGCAAGGCGGTCTCATATTCGCCCATACCTTCGGACGACCACCCGAATTCCGCCGCCAGTTTTTCCCGTTGGAACTCGGCGAGCCCTCCCTGTCCCTTCTTGAAATAGCCTGGATACTGATAATACGCGGTTGCGGCGCCAGCTTCCGCTACGCCCAAAGGGCTGCTCACGTTCAATGGCTGGGTGCCTGCCGTCCGCCCTGCCGGCGACATCGGAGCCGGCGGTTGTTCCGCCTCGGCCAACATTTTTTGGACTATCCGCTTGCGTAAATGTTCGTTCATTCGGCCCTCCGGCAATGACCCCTGCGGGGTGCCGCCGGCCAAAAGCTCGGCGGCGCCGCTCTGACGTCCACGCGACTTCCCGATTCAATCTAATAGGCTTGAGCGCACCTCCCTGCCGCACGCGCTCAACTGCGTTCGGCAATTTCTGCTGATCGATCTGCGCTTCATTCCTGAACTGTTCAATCTCGGGATCCATTGTCATTACATCCATTCCGATTGCGGCGATTTTATGCTACCTGTAGTAGTATACGCAAGCGGCCCCGCCGGTCGCCCGCACCTTTTCTGCTGCCGCTTCGGATTTCATTGAAGCTTGTCCAGAAGAACTGTTGGAATATTGAAGGGCGTCGCCCGGCTCCGGATCGAAACGCAACAGGTGGCGCACAGCCGCCTGAAGCTCTCCAGGTCGATTGCCTCTCCGACATCTTTCTCTTTTTTCATCTGGCGGATCTGGTCGCCGAGTTCAGTCGGCCACCTGGGTTCCTGGGCTCGCCTCCCTGCATGGGCCTGCGCCCGCATCTCGAGCTCTGCATTTCCGGGACCGGCCTTTTTGGCGGCCGCCTGCAATCGCTGCTTTCCCCCAGCACCGGTTATCTGCCGCTCGAGAAGGCATCGCCACACGGAATAGTTGATTTCGGTTTTGTCCTGAACTACCTGTTGGGGCGCACAGCAACGCACGCGCGAACCCAAGGGCCGCTGGAGCAGCGATGAAGCGGAATATCCGGGAGGTCTCGAATTATGAAGAAAATGGCCGTGGCCCTCGATGTTGCCGTCTGCTTCATCCTCAACATCCTCGACCTTCTCATCTTCGATTTTTTACTGCATCGGACAGCCCGTATCGTGGTGCCGCTGTTCAGTTTCGGCGTGGTCGAGGTCGAGGCAATCTATGCCGACATCAACGGCTTCAACTGGCTGGGTTTCAAGCGTCTTCCCTCCGGCCGCCTGCTGCTCAACTCCACGATGAGCATGTTGGCAGGCGCCGTCTTCTGGCTGCTCTGCCTCCTTGCCTATCTAAGCGTGACGCGGACGTAGCGGTCTCCTATAGAACGTTCAATCCCGCCACTTGCTTTCGGCGTCACGTAATGAGGCTCTGAGGGTATTGCCCAAGCCCATCGCCGCTTCGTAAACGTCCCCTAAATCGCTTATTCGCTTCACCCCGGAATCCCCCCGATATGTGCCGCCGCCAGCGGCTCGCCGCCCAACAGTTGCGCGGCGTTTTGTTGTCGCTTCAGGTTCAGTTCGGCGTCGATCTGGTAGCGCGTGAGCGCGCCTTTTTGCTGGATTTCGACGAGCTTCAGCTCGCGTTCGATCTCCAGCTTCCGGCGCTGGTTCTCCGCCGTCAGCCGCGCCTTCGCGGCCTCGGCCTGCGCCTGCGCCTGCAGTTTCTGCATCTCGGGATCAGGCTTGTCGGCAGCCGCCTGCGTTCGCCGCCGAATCTCCTCCGGCGCCGGCTTGGTGAAGTAGAGGTCGGGCGACTTCAACCCCGCCGCGTCGACCGACTTGGCGATGCCGTTATAGAGATTGTCCGGCGAGACATAGGGGTTGTCCGGTCCCAGCGTCATCAACAGCTTTTCCTGCAGCTGCAGAATCATCTGGATCATCATCATGTCGCGTTCGCGCGTGCCGGCACCGAGCCCGGTATTGACGGTCGCATCCATCCCGGCATTCCACTGGCGCGGGTCGAAGGTCACCCACTCCCCGCGCAGCCGTACCATGCGCGGCCTGTCCTGATGCTTGACGACGAGACGGAGCAGCCCTTGGAATACCCGCTTCAACCCCTGCGCGAAGGTGCGCACCGTCAGCTCCGTCTGGCCGATGCCCGCCTGCTCGATAAGCGCGGTCGCCCGCGCCGTCATGTTCTGCAGCGCGTCCGGCGCCATGCCGCTCGAAACGTCGGAAATCCCGGTACGATCGGTCGCCTCCTGGTCGAGATAGGAAAGCATCGCGAAGGATTCCTTGGCGACGAACGGCACCATGGTGTAGCCGAGCGCCGCGCGCGCATCGATACCCTGGCCGACACGGATCGGCTGGCCGAATTTCGGGTTCAGCACGCTTTCGGGATTGGCGATAGCCCCCTCCTGGACGATCGGCTGCTGATTGTTCTGCCAGTAGAGATTGTCGAGCGTCTGGCGCATCAGAACGGTTTTCACACGCTGGATCTCCGCCATGTCGTCGGTGACGGAATTGCCTTCGCGCTGATGCGGCCGCCGCTCGACGATCAGATCGGCGAAGGGCACCTCGTCCCATTCGTCGTTCGAGAGCAGGTGCTCTTCGCCGGTGCCTCCGGCAAAGACGAGGCGGCGCAGCTCCGCGATGCCGTCGTCGTCCGCGTCCACCTTCACGTAGAGCTCGTAATAGTCCACCTCCTCCAGCGCCTTCGGCACGGCATCCCCGGCTTCGAAGGCTTCGCGCCGGCGCGCAAACACCTCGTCGTCGCGTCCGCTTCCGCCGTTCGAAGCCGGAAGGCCTTCGATCAGGCCGCGGTCATAACCCATGGCGATCAGGTCTGAGCGCCGCATCCGCTTGACGATGCCGGTGATCGCGCTGTCATCGATCGAGATGGCGTCCGGATGGATCAGGAATTCCTCGAGCGGCACCGCCGCCAGCCTCGGCGTACCGCGCTCAGTGCGGCGCCGGATCTTGACGCTGTAGCTCGGCTGCTCCACCGGCCCCTGCGGCGTTTCGATCCTTTCGACCGTTTGCGACTGTTCCAGCACATCCACCTCGTCGTCGCCGACGAGCTGGACGAGCGCCGCTTCGTCCAGACCGGTATGGGCCGAGATCGCAATGGAAGTCTGCTTCTCGTACCACCAGCGGATCACGCCGTTCCTGAGTTTCAGCGCATCATGCGCCGCATCCTGCACGGCGTCGTAGCCGTTGCTTTCGGGAAAGACGACATAGTTGATGTAATCGCTCGCCTGATCTGCCGCCGCCTCGTCGCCTTCGTCGACCGGGGCGTATTCCACCACCTTGTCGTTGCCGAGGATGGTGCGGATCAACGAGGGCAGCACCTTCTTGATCGCAGCGCGGACATCGCGCGAGACGACCTTGGAGCGGTTTGCATCCGCCGGCACGTCCTTCATCGTACCGTCGTAATACTCCATCGCCTTGATGCGGTCGACCGCCAGCTCGTCGCGGTAGTTTTCGCAGTCCTTCACCAGCCGGCTGACGTAGGCGGACAGGCGTTCATCGGTCATTGCGGCCATCAGAGAACCTTTCTGGCGGTGAAGTTCCAGTTTGCGTAGCCGTTGTTCGCCCGTGCGTGGCGCTTCATCATCAGGGCGTAGCGTGAGGCGGAGATCAGATCGTCGCGTTCCTTGACGATCCTGCCGTCCTTGCGGTGATAGAGGCGGAACTCCTCGAACCATTCCGTGCAGGTGGAAAAGACCTTCCAGCGCCCCG